GCCCGAACAAGGCCTGCCCTACGGCTAAGATCGCGAACGAGATCCCCGCAGCAACCAGACCCGCCGCGAGCGTCCCCGCAGTAAATCCGAGCGCGGCTGCGCCTGCGGTGCCTGCGATAGGGGCGAGAACGGCTAGGATCGTGATAGGATCGGCGGGGACCGCCTTCAGGAAGACGCTCGAGCCCGCTTTAGGCGTCACCTTGCCCCAGAGGTGGGGTGAGACGTAGTCGCCCCCCACGAAGGCGGAGAGGTGGTCTCTGTGGCCCTCGTCTGGGACGAGCATGGCGACGAGGTCCTCGATCGTCTGCCCTGCGGCGAAGCGAGCGGAGACGCGGTGGTCGTTTGAGAACGGGTTCAGTACGACAGAGACAGTCACATAACCCGCGAGGGCGGCTGTCTTCGGGGGGGTTAGGTCATAAGGCAAGGCGATAGGCTCCGATCACGCGGTTAGAGAACATGGGCCCCGTATAGCGTGATATCACTGCGTCTGTCTTCTCTTCTGCGTGGAGGACCCGCCCGCGCTCCGTAACGAGGCCGCAGTGGAGCGCGCGTCGTCGTCCCTTGTAGAAGCCCCACATATGGAGGACGTCGCCCTCCTCGGCCTCCTCGAGGGGGACCTCGACGCCGCAGGCGTCCATAGTCCAATGGCGAGGAGAGCCGCCCCCCTGCTCCACGCTCGAGATAAGCTCGTCGTGCCGTGGGAGGGCGACGCCGTAGACCTCGGAGTAGACAAGGCAGACAAGCCCCCAGCAAGACGCCCCCTCGTGGCTATAGCCGTGCCAGAGGAACGGCGTCCCGACGTAGTCGTTCCACCAATTAGAAGATCGCGGGGAAGGTCGCAGGGCTGAAGCTGTCACGGGGATAACTTTCTGTAAGGAAGTTGTCGATCGAGAGGTCGAGCTGTGTACTTTCGGCGTTGTACTGGACGTTTTCGACGTTCAGGCCCGAGACGGACTGGAGGACAGTGTCGGGCGTAGCGGCCTCGATCACTTTCAAGGAGACCACTACACGTTCGCGGGCCCCCGCCACAAGGCGGAGATTGTCTAGGATCTCCTGCTGTACGTCGTAGAGCTGGAGCTGGGCGCGGACCTGAAGATCCTCCTCGTCCGGCGGAAGGACGACAGAGAAGGGGAAGGGCTGGAAGACGTCGCCGTTCGAGGTGACGGCCTGCGTGTTATTCACGACGCGGATCGTCGAGAATAAGCTGTGCGAGGCTGTGAGGAGGACCAAGAAGACCGAGCTCGTCGTCTGCGCGTAGAGCGCTTGCACGACGACCGTCGGGAGGGAGCGGCTCACGGAAGGAGCTCGAGCGAGAAGGTAGCGCGCCACTGGGCGACGCCCCCTTCTCCGCCGACGAGGCCTTGGAACTGGGGCGCATCTGTAAAGCGCGCCTGCACTGTTCCGAAGTCGTCCGGATCCTCGAAGTCGAACTCGTCCGCGCCTTCGTTTACCGTGGTGACGTAGAAAGTCTCGAAGGCCGCCTTCTGGGCTTTATTGACGAGGGAAGTCCCGCTGTAGAAGCGGGAGACCGCAGTGAACCTCTTCCTCTGCTTAAACGGCCCGACGTCGGTCCGGCTACGAAGGAAGCCCCGCTGTCGGTCCAGCGAAGCGCCGACCTCTAGCTGGCTGGAAAGGGACGCGGGCCAAGCTGGCATAATCTAGCCTCTCTTTGTTGTCTGCGGCCGGATCCCGAAGGACTTCCGGATCGCCTTCGACGCGGGGCCGCCGTTCGCGATGTCGCGGGCGACGAGGCGGCCGATCGTGACTTCGAGGTTTCCCTGCCCGTCCTGCTTCTGCTCGACCTTCTCGCCTGTATAGTTGTTTATAATGACCTTAGTCGAGCCCCCGCCCCCAGCTACGCCCAGACGGCCGTCTGGGCCTCGCTTTAGGGGCATGATTGCCTCCGGCCCGTCCTCGGCCATGGTGCCGCTCTGGCCGCCACTGAAGCTGAAGGGCGTCTCCATCTCTACGACCCCGCCTTTTGCGAACGGTCGGGCCTGCGGCCGAGGAGAGCTAGTAGGCGCTCCCGCCCCTACGCCCCCGCCGAAAAGTCCGGCCAGAGCGCCCGAGGCGGCCTCTGCGAGGGGGTTTGCGATCAGGCTCTCGAACTGCTTCTTCGCTATCTCTTGGAGGATATCGTCGAACATATCGAGAAGCGCCTCCCCGACGGACTTCGACCCGTCTAGGACGCTCGCGAAAGCCGTGTTCAGGTTGCGGGCCAAGTCGTCCGAGAACGCTGCGATCGCCTGCGTCCCTTCGTCGTATCTCTCGTTAACGTCGTCGATCGCTCGGGCGTAGGTCTCGGCGTCGATCAGACCTCGAACCATAAGCTCGTCCAGCTCTGTGATCCCGATCGCTAAGTTCTCGGCGTTCGTCCGTGTTGTTTTGAAGACGCCTTCGGCGACGCTCTCGAGGCGCTTCAGCTCGGCTTCGGCGTCGGTCATACCGCCGCCCCCGCCCGAGGCTACTCGAGCGGCTCCTCGAGCGGCTTTTCGGGCGGCCGCGCCACGCTCCGACTGCGCCGCAATAAAAGCGTCGGCCCGCTGTAGGTTGATGTCGTCGGCCGAAGGCCCGCCTTGCCCCCCGCGCCCGCTGTAGACGTTGCCGTTCTGGTCGCGGGCGGCGTTAGGTCCTAGCATCTGGATAGCCGCTACGGTCCCCGCGGCCTCTTCCGTAGTTAACTCGAGCTGTCTCTGTAGCCCGAGAAGCTGCCCTATAAGCCCCTCGAGGGAGGTGTCGTCCATAGCCTCCAGCTTTAGGACAAGCTCCGAGATAGCGGACGACTGCTCGACCGCGGATCCTGTGAGGCTGTCCGTAAAGGCCTCGTAGGCCTCCGCCGCCTCCATTGTAGCGTCCCCCTCTTCGCGAAGAAGGGCTATTCGGTCTCGGGCGTTTTTGCCTGTCCGGCCCGCAGTTTCCTCGTTTGCTAGGTCTCGTAGTCGGGCCGACAGCTCGCTAGGTGCCTCGTCCATAAACTGCAATTGTACGTCGGCAAGAGCTTGCCGGAGGAGGCGGTCTGCTCGTCGATCTTCGGCTGCGATCAGCTCGAGGACTTGCTCCGTAACCGTTCCGTATTTTTCAGCTAGTTCGTCTAGGCCTAGGCCCCTCTCCTCTGCGGCTGCGTTAGATCGCTCGAAGGCGGTCTCTAGGGTGTCAAGACCCTCCTCTAGGCTCTCGGCTCCTCCTAGGCTCTGGAAGAACGCTCCGCCGAGGCCGATCAGGACGCCCGCCGCGACGCCCGCTATCGCAGCTACGGGGCCCATAAAGGCCGTGAGCTGGGGGAGCTGCTGCGAGAGGGCTCGGGCGGGGTTCGTGCCCATCTGGATTTGGACCGCGAGGTCGGAGAACTGGTTCGCGGCGTTGGTTACTGCAAAGGAGTTCTTGTTCAGGACCCCCCCGAGCCCTTTTATGCCTCCGCCTCTTTTTCCCTGTAGGTCGTCCGTCGCCTGTGTGGCCTTCACTGCGGCTGTCCGGACCTTCCCGAGATCGGCTGCGGCTGTGCCTGCGCCTGTGGTCCTGAACTTGATCCCGAAGTCGACTAGATCCGCCATGCTACTTTGTCTCCGTCCAGTAAAGAGCCTCTAGCTCTTTGATTGCGTCGAGTTCGCCCACTGTGAAGGCGTGGTCTATTAGCTGACTATACGCCAAGAGCTCCGCGTAGGCTATGGGGCTATCCGCAGGACAACTCGCGTTTAGTATCTGGAAGGCCTTCCAGAGGTGGGAGAGGCTCGGGGGTAGGGCGGGGACCGCAAGCTCGGGGTGGGGTTTCCCTGTCTGCTCCTCTACCTTCTCGAGGTGGGCGCGGAGGGTTATCCCCGCCGCGTCCTTCTTGTTTAGCCTGAACGTCCCTCGGGCGTGGCCCTTTAGCTGTCCGAGGGCTGCGCGAAAAACCGAGTGCGGTCGTGGATCGCGCGGTCGAACTGCTGCTTGAGCCAAGCGTAGGACGGCTGCATGGACAGGGCTCGGACCTTGTCCAGATCTGGGGCCTCTCCCTCGAGCTGCATATCCACCCCCGCTAGGCAGGCCTTAATCAGGGCGTCGGCGCGGTCGCTGCGCGTCATATCTTTTTCGTCCGCTATAAGGCGGATCTGCTCTCGATAATGGGCGCTGTCCGAGGTGTAGACCTCGTACGTCATGGGGTCGCCGTCGTCCTTCAGGAGGGGCTCGGGCTTGTTCTTGCTTGGGTTGTCTAGATCTACTGTGATCCGGTCGCGCGCGGCGAATTTAGATAGGTCGGTCATGGGTTACTCCTCGGGGGTTTGGTTACTTGGTTAAGGGTATGGGACGGGCGGGGAGCCGTAAGGCGACCCCCCTCCCAGATACCCACCACCACCACCCTAAAACACTATAGGGTGGTGGGTGGTGGTGGGGCTCGTTTAGTCGGTCGCTACGATCTCTAATTGGTGGCCCGCGCTGCTGTCATAAAGCGCGATAAACGGGATCGAGATCAAGCGGCTTTGTGGGCTGCCCACGGGGACGCTTGCGCCGTTCAATTTGGTGCGAGGGAAGCTGAAGGTGTAAGCGCCGCCGGAGGTCGGGTCGTCGAACTCGATCGTGAGCGCGCTCTCCGTCTCGTTCAAGAACTTGTTTATCAGGACCTCATCCTCGTAGTAAGCCGTCATGGTGCCCTCGACGATCGAGTTCCCGTACTCTAGCTGGGGCGTGACCGCAGAGCCTAAGACGAAGGTCGGGCCGAAGCTGTTTGTCAGGGTAAAGTCCAGCGCCGTGATCAAGGCGATAGTGGATCCGCCCTCGGTGATTGCGCCGGAGTAGCTGTCCCACGGCTCCCCGCCTGTGACTGCGCTCGGGTCGTGTAGCTCCGAGCCACTCTGCACTAGGTTCCGGCCGACCATCCCGAAAGTGCCCATAATCATCGCGTTCGGCCCCGCGCTGATGTTCATGGACGTGACCGCAAGGCTCTGGAACTTGCGATATTGGGCGATGTCCAGCGCGCCGTCCTCGACTGTCAAGAACTTAGGCGTCACGCCGTTTGAGATCGTCCGGTTGCCCGTTCCGGCGGCGAAGTCAGAGAACAAGGCGCTCTCGATCAGGAGATCGAAGTCTTCACTCCGCAGCTCGCCTACGATGTCGCCGGACACTTCGCGGTTTCCGTGGCGATCTACGCGAGGCATCCTGTCCGAGTTAATCTCGGAGCTCGCGACCCGCGCCTTCGTTAGGTCGAGGCTGTGCGAGTTGTAGGGTAAGATCTTCATAGCGGCCGCGTCTGTCGTGAAGTCCGCCTGCTCGCCAATGGCGAGCCGTGTCCGTGATCCTTGTGCAAAAGCCATTGGCCTATCTCCTTGCTGTTTTAGCTCGTGGCGTATGCGTACCACTTTATCGTAGCTGTGGCGACATACCAAGGCGCATCATTTACGCCCTCGTTTCTCTCGCTCCACTCGAACCGGACTTGTGTCGACCCTGCGGTCGCCGACTGGTCGACCGTAAAGGCTGCGCGAATTAAGTCCAGAAGGTCGTCGGCCGCGCCGGATCCCTTTCCCTCGACAAAGTGCATCACGACGAGGAAAGTCCCGTCGTATCGCAGCGAGGGGCTCGGTCCTAGGTTGGCAGGGCGTGAAGTGGCGGGCACGAGGACGAGCTTCGCCCAAGGCGTTCCCGTGGTGGGCTCGAAGCGGACGTTCTCCCAGTGGCGCTGGGTCGCCGGAGGAAAGCCCGCCACGGTCGCCGCCTTCTTCTCTAGTGCTCTGCGAATGTCTTGCGTCGTGCCCATCACTTGCGCCCCTGAATAAGTCTGATCTTCCGGATCGCCGCTGCCTCAATAGCCTTCGCTCGGCCTAAGACCTTGTCGACGAATTGCTGTCGGGCGTTTACGATCGCGGCGTAGTTCGCCCCGTTTAGCAGATACAGCGAGCCGTCTATAGCCCCTCGCTCTACGCCGAGCCGCCCGAGGACGCTCGAGGAGTTCCCTAGCTCGGCCGCGTTTGTCGCTCTCGCGACTGTCGGGAAGGTGGGGGAGAAGAACCACGACGCGCGCAGTCTACCGGACAGAACGGGGGTGTTCTGGACGATCATCTTCGCCGCCTCGTTTATTGTCTCGTTTCGAGCTGCCTCGATCGAGATCCCCGTCTTCTCTGCGACGCGGTCGAAGTCTAGGAGGATCTCTTGTGCGGTCTCGTTCACTCTCGGACCTGTAGCGTGTAGCCGATCACGGCCCCGCCCCCTTTAATCGTCTGGACTGCGACCACGCGGACGGCGTCGCCTTCTCCGCGGATCTCGTCGTCGAGCTGCGGGATCTTCGACAGCTCGGCTCCGCCGTAAAGGGCCGACATAAGGAAGCGGCGATCGCCCCGCTGGACGAGGGTTCCGTCTATGTCGATCGCTCGGTACGCCACAAAGGCCCCGAGGGCGCTCTCGTCGCTATTTGCCCCGCCTGTGACGGTCGAGGTGTCGACGTCGTAGGTCCCGCCGCTCGTGGCGGGCCTGCGGAAGACTACGTCGTAGCCCAGAGCCCCAAGGAGGGCGAAGGTCTGCTTCTGATTTTCTGCGGCTAGGGTCAAGTTAGGCTGCCTCCTCTAGTAGTCTGTGTCTGTGTCCGTAAAGCGAGGGGGGTTGCGGAACTCCCCTGTCCGGAAGGCGGGATCTGGGCGGTCTGCATTGCTGTCCGCGACGACGGCCGCAGCGATCGAGACGCCTCCGGCTGAAGGGACCCCCAGCCCAGCCCCTTGTCGCTTCGCCTCTGTCATAAGGGCGCGCGAGAGGCCCTCGTAGTGGGCGATCCGGTCCGAAAGGGTAACGGATACCCCCTCCATAGAGTTAGACACGAAGCGGGACAGCTTCGCCCCTATGCCCTTCGCCGCAGAGCTGGCCGCGAAGTAGGTCCGGTCGGCGGCCTCTGCTAAGTAGAAGAGGATCTCCGCGTCCGTTAACTGCTGATCGTTTGTGTCTGTGTCCCCCACAAGAAGCCGGACAGCGTCTCGTCGGCCGTCTGCTGTGTCCGTGCTAGGGGCGTCGGTATAATTCCAAGACATAGCAGGGTCCTCCTCTAGGGGGTCTGTGTTAAGGTATAGGCCGTTATTGGGCATAGGCGGGGCCTGTAAACCCCGCCTCGTCCTTAGCTTAAGGCGGCTGCCTGTAGGTGCTCCAAGACGACTTTGAGCTGCTCGGGGCGGGTCCGCTTTATGGGGGCCCCTATGTGTTTGGATACGAGGCGCAGCTCTCGGACGGTCATATTGACGGGCTTCTTTGTGTTCAGGAGGTCCTCGGCGGACGGCTCCTTGATAACTTGGGGGGCAGAGGTCGGCGTGGGATCCGCTTCGTCTTTTGCCCCGACGCGGTGGTGGACGAGGCGGGGGAACAGATTGGCGACCCGCTCGGGGGTCATACCGAGCTCCCTCCATGGGAATATCTCGCCGCGCTTATACATGGTCCCGCCTGCCTGAAGGGCCTTCCCTTTAACGTAGAGCGGGCGATCGTGCTGAAAGTTAAAGCGCGCGTGGTCTGGTCGGTAGTTAGCTTGTGCCATTGTTTTTTATCCTCTTTGGCTACGGGAAAAGGCGGGCCCGTAGGCCCGCCCCTGTTTCGTTTAGCTGCTTAGGCTACGATCGAGCCGAAGAAGTAGCCCAGATCTGGGGTGACGAGCTTGTGGACGTAGTGCGAGCGATAGCGGACGACGTCGCTGTCCTCTTCGTCGCGGCGTTTCGTGTCGATCACGAAGCCGAACTCGTTCATCCCGCCTAGGTATCCCGCCCACGAGAAGCGGTAGCCTGCGGCTGCGGTCATAATCGCAGGAGCAGGCGGGCGATAAGTCAGGAGAGCCGACTTGCCCACGATAAAGCCGTTCACGGCTGTAGCGCCTTCCGCTGCGGAGTTCACGATCGCGTGGCCTACGATAACCTCGTCCACCTCGAAGATCTGCGCGAGCAGGTTCAGGTTCGCGATCGAGGGCTGCGTAGTAGTCGCGCCGCCATTGATCCGGCCCTGAATATCGGGGTGGTCGATCAGCGCAGAGAAGGTCGGACGGCCGATCGTCAGGACGTTGGGCTTCATGCCTGTAGAGAGCATGATCGTATCGACCGCCGTCCGGATATCGCCGATCGGGTCGCTGTTCACGTAGTCCGACCACTGGATAACCTCGCCCGAGGACGGGCTGGAGGCGACGCCTGCGATGTCAGTCGTCCATTTACCCGTCGACATATAGGTCGCCACGAAGTCGACCTCCATCTCGATCAGCGCCTTGTGCGTAACGAACTCGGTCGCGGCCCGATCCGGCGGAGCCGCTGGGTCTGCGTTCGCGCGGGCCTGATCTGTGATAGGGATCGCGAGACCTGCTTCTTCGCAAGTGTACGGGGCCGTATCGAGAGCGTAGCCGCCCTCGGCGACTTTGGTCCCTGCGGCTCGCTTCTTGGCCTCGTTCCGGTTGAAGTAGTTCCGGTCGAAGACGTAGTAGACGTCGGACTTCTTCTGTACTGGGACGTTAGGAAAGACGCGCGGGGCGATAAAGCCCGAGGCGTCCTGAAGGATAGCGATCGAGATGTTTGTTAACGCGCTATCTACGTGAAAGGCTTCTGCTGCTGGCTGCGGCATGGGTAGCTCCTGTTCTTTTCTGCTCGTTAGAGCTTGTCTAGTTTCTGCTCGTCAGAGCCGTGTTTAGGCCGGAACGATAGCGCCGCCGCCGCCCAGAAGGACCTCGATCAGAGTGCCCGAAGCGCCCCCTGTGAGGGCGACGCCGAGGATCACGTCCGCGGTCGCTGCTGTGATACATACGCCCGCAGCGCCCGAGCCTACGGCTGCGCCTGCGGCTACTGTTGCGCCTGCGACGACTTTAACTGCGCCCGAGAACGCGATCTCGGCCGCGACGCCTGCGGCGTTGGGCGTGTTCTGAAGGACGCCGATCGCGCGGACGCCGTCTCCGGACAGGTCGACCTGTCCGTCGCTTGCCATTGCCACGAATTTGAACTGGCCTGCGGACAGATCCGCGCCTGCTTCTCGGGAAATAGACTGGAAGTTCTCTTGAGTAGCCATTTATCTGGCCTCCTTGCTTAAATTGTGCCGAGGACGCGGGCTGTGTAGCCCGCGGCCTGATTAGTTGGCGTTACGTTTGGCGAAGAGCTTCGCGCCCTCGCCTGTGGCGGAGACCTTCGAGAAGGCCGCGGCGTGGGTGACGTCGTGAGCCACGGCGTATTCGGCCGCCATTTTATCGAGGGCCGCCATAGCGGAGCCGTCCTGCTCGGTCTCACGGGAGCCCAGCTCGGAGAACGCCTTCGACAGGAGCTTGGAGGCGGCCTTCAGCGCACCTTCTACACCCTTGCGGACTGCCTCGTCGGAGATCCCGTCGACCGCCTTCAGGAGAGCGCGCTGCTCGTTTGCGCTGCCTGTGAAGTGTGGGATATCAGTCGCCGCGCGCTTGTCGAGACGCACAATGTCCGCGGACTTCGTGAGCTCGTCGAGCTGGCCTGCCTGCTTCGTGATCTGGGCCAGCACGGCCGCAGGGACAGAGGACTTCAGGATCTTCTCGCCGCCGACCTCGACGTAGTCGTCGTCGGCCCGCTTCTCGATTGAGACGTCGCCGTCTGCGTTCTTCACGACTGCGCCCGTCGCTTCGAGGGCCGTAGTCAGGGTAGCGACGGACTTAGTCAGAGCCGCGACCTGCTTCGTAGTCGCCTCCTCCTTGTCGGCCGCCTCTTTGTCCATAAACGCCATAGCCTCATCTTCGGTCATAGCCTTCTCGGCCATAAGGCCCTCCATCCGCTTTTTGTCGTACTTCATGTCACTCTCCTTGAGGATTATCTTCGTTTCTGCGTCGTACCTCTTCGCGAGGACGACCTGCGCTCCGGCGGAAGCCGGATCGTCTACCAGACTAATCTCGTCGAGGACGAGCTCGGTCAATTTATGTGGCATTGCGTTTTCCTTTACCGCCGATCGAAAAAGCGCGGAGCTCCCCGCTCTTAACTCGGGACCATACTGCGTCGTCGTGGACTTTAATAGCCACAATCCAGCCCTCGATCGGGGAGTAGACGCCAAGGAGCTCCGAGATCTGCTTCGTGAGGGGCAGGCTGTGGATCACTTCGCCGATCCCGCTGCCTTCGTGCATGGCCTTTGCCATGCGCTGCGACTGCATAAAGCCCGTAGCCATTTTCTCCATCACGGAGGGCTCGATCTGGTCGTCCTGCTTATCTGTGACGAGCTCCCCGTTCACTGTGGAGATGGACGCCCAGCCCCAGACCATGCGCTCCTCGTCGTCTGCCTTCAGGATCACGCCGTCCGGCTGCGCCCGCTTCGTCACAGCCGCAAGGATAGCGGCGACAGCGTCGGCGAACGTGGGGCACTCGATAGCGTCTTCGGTCGAGGAGGGGTCTACGACGTCCGCGCCTCGAGCCTCGAGGTAGAGGTCGTGGCTCGCCGCAGGCATATAGGCGACTTGCCCGTCCTCTAGGTCTGTCTCGTGGGCCTGTGGGCCGAGCCCTAGCGCGATCGCGCGCGTCACGGCCTCGATCGGCGTCGTAAACACGTCCTCGGACAAGGCCGCCTTGTTTAGCTTAA